TGCAAGGACAGAATACGCGTTATGCCAGACCATGCGTTATATGCTGAAGTCTGCAAGGCGTATCTGAAGCAACAAGATCGGTATATGCAAAAATATAATACTGGAGGTGTCAAATGAGGACTAATAATAACTATCACGGTAGTCCGCATGACAGAGGATCAGCCGATGCATGGTACGGACGCGATCCGATACCGCATTACTACGAGGGCGCGACAGGCATGAGTCTGCGTATCGACATGGAAGAAATGACATCCAAGGAAATTGCTGAGTATCAGGATGGCTATGATGCACAAGTAGCAACTGGCGAATGTAAATTATATTAATAATCAATAAAGGGAGATATTAATAATGTATTATGAAGAACTGCAGGATGATACAATCGAAGCGTGGGATCACTACTGGCAGAAGGAACTGTTGGAACGTGAAGAATGGGATGCCCTACTAAGGGATGATCCTGAATATTATAATAAACTGGAGGCATTAGAAAATGAACGGCAGCGAATTCAAACAGTGGCGATTACTGAATAACATGAGTCAGACCGAGGTATCTAAGTTACTCGGCTACGGCAATCCAAGCCGGATATGCCAGATGGAAACATCTGATAAAAACATTAACAAAAGAACTGTAACAATGATTAAAGTGATCGATGCATTCCCGCAGGTCAAGGAATTCATCCTAGCGCAATAAGTAATAAAACAAAAAGGGAGATTTTATGAAATGGTTTAAGCATGATAGCACTGCCAATATGGACGCTAAACTACAATCTGTATTATTAGAATATGGCATGGAAGGATATGGTCTGTACTGGTACTGTCTCGAACTCATAGCGCAAACAGTTACACCTGAAAATATCACTTTTAAGCTGGAACACGACAGCAGGATTATTGCTCGTAACACTGGACTTGGTGTCCAGAAAGTTCAGGAAATCATGACGCACTTCTGCAGCATAGGTTTATTCGAATCATCTAATGGTTTGATAACCTGTCTCAAACTGGCATACCGGACTGATGACTACATCACAAAGATAACGCGCAAGTCAGGACAAAGTACGGACAGTGTACGGATATTATCCGGAAATGTTTCTCTAGAAGAGAAGAGAATAGAGGATATAAGACAAGAAGAGATAAGACTAGAAAAGAAAAGATTAAAAGACTTAAAAAAATATTCTGTATTTAGTGTTCCGGATATCACAGAGATACAGTCATACATATCTGAGATGGGATATCCAGTGGATGCAGTCGCTTTCTACAACTTCTACGAATCCAAAGGCTGGATGGTCGGCAGTAACAAAATGAAAAGCTGGCAAGCTGCAATAAGAACATGGAACACTCATATTAAAAAAGGAACATTCAAATGAAAATCGTACTCAAGCAAGTTAAAAACGGAATAATTTATAAGTTGTGTTCAGGTATATACGGATGTGGCAAATACCTGCACCCTGATTACTTTACGACTTATACAACTAAAAGTGGATTGATAAAACAAAACAGCAAGTGTGTAGACTGCCAAAAGGTCTATATGAAATCGTATGCTGCAGGTGATACTAGAATTAAAGGGATGGACAGAGATAGGTACGTCGACCTTCAGTACATCGATCTTACACCGTATGGGGTTACTGATTATCCTATTAAAAAAAGTACACAACAACAAGTCTTGACTGGAATGTTCGGCTACTAATATACATATATTATTATTTATAATATAATTAATGCACAATTCAAAAGGGGAACGTCATGAGAGAATTATTTATATGCATAGTAACAGCAGCAGTATTCGTTTATATAATTATGCAGTGGTCACAGGGATGTGGCGAGCATTATATTGACAGTCAGGGAGTCAGTCATGACTACAAGTGCTGATTGTCCCGATTGCGGTAATAGGTTATCTGGCGGTCAGTGCAGATGTGGCTATAAGGTTAAGTTTCAAGAGCCTGCTATCGATAGGCGATATTGCGCTTATGTCAGCAGGAGACTAGGGCAGTGCAAACTGTACGGCACTGTGACAGATACGCAGCATGGTGATTCAGATACTAGATACTACTGCAGTTATCATAGAGACAGGTCTAACTATCAGACCTGCGAAGATAATCTTGAAAGGATATTATCTGGTGAACTAACTCAAGAACGCGGTGACTTGCATCATCTGCTGGATGAAACATTAATAAAACTAAAGGCAAGCAATCCTGAACTATTTTTTAAACCGAAAACAGAAGCGGATAGGGAAGAATACGTGAGTATGATAATGGGATGGATCAAACGAAAACCAATATTAAAAAACCTGCCTTATAATAAGCATAAGAATCACGAATAGTTATGCTATTATATATATGTCTTGAGGTTAATCCCTTTTCCTTACGGCATAGGGGCTGTCAATTCTCGGAGTTGCCAGTCCCTTTTTATTTCAGAGGAAATATATGCAGATTGTAAATATCGATATCGATAAGTTAATACCTTATGCCAGAAACAGTCGGACGCATAGCGATGCGCAGGTCGCGCAGATTGCAGCAAGCATAAAAGAATTCGGATGGACTAATCCTGTACTGGTAGACGGTGAAAATGGAATAATTGCAGGGCATGGCAGGGTACTAGCTGCGCGTATGCTTGGAATGGATACTGTGCCAGTGATTGAGTTATCGCATTTAACTAAAGCGCAAAAACAGGCCTATATCATTGCTGATAATAAACTTGCGCTTAATGCAGGATGGGATGACCAGTTATTAATATTAGAATTAACAGAGTTAAAAGAACTAGACTTTGATATTAATTTAATAGGTTTCGACACTCAAGAACTAGATACATTGGTTCAGTTTCAAATAAATACAGTAGATATGCCTGAATTGCGTATCGGAGATAAAGAACCATTTCAACAAATGACCTTCACTCTGCATGATGATCAAGTAGAACAAATAAAATTAGCGTGTGATATTGCTAAAAATATGGGCGAATTCGACTCTCCAAACGAAAACAGTAATGGAAATGCATTATCTAGAGTTTGCGAAACTTTTATAACTAATCATGGCAAAAGCTAAAGATATACTAGTAGCACCAATAAGCCAGAAAGATGCTGCTGCATTGGTAAAGCGTGTGCATTATTCAGGGAAAATTGTAAATAACTCACAACTTCATTTTGGAGTTTTTTTAAATAACAAACTGGAAGGGGTCATGTCTTTTGGCTCGTCAATGGATAAAAGGCGTGTTGGCGCATTAATTAAAGATACAAAATGGAATAACTTTCTTGAATTAAACCGCATGGCATTTACTGAAGTACTGCCACGTAATAGCGAAAGTAGGGCTTTATCTATTGCATTTAAATTAATAAAAAAACATTATCCACACGTTGAATGGATAATCTCTTTTGCAGATGGAACGCAATGCGGGGACGGCACAATCTATCGTGCTAGTGGGTTCGTTTTAACAGGCATCAATAAAAATAAAAGTATTCTTTTAATGCCAGACGGATCAATAGTTGCAGATAAAACTTTAAACAACCCAAATAACAGTGGCAAGAATGGAAGAAATGGGACAAGTATTGCAAAAGAAAATGGAGCAAAACCGCTGGTGGGCTATCAACTTAGATATGTTTATTTTTTAAACCCTAAAGCAAAAGAAAGGCTGACTGTTCCAATTATTCCATTTTCAAGAATTGACGAGATGGGCGCGTCAATGTACAAGGGTGTAAATATAAAGCGTGTAAAGCAGGCGATGATCGATACCCTCGACACAGCGGAGGCGCAACACCTACCTACACGCTCCACTATAATAGGTACATGATATGAATAAAGTCGGTAGACCATTAATTATTATAGATGAGGATATATGCAGAAAGGCAGAATCATTGTCTGCTCAAGGGCTAACAATGCAACAAATAGCTGATAGTCTCGGACTAGGCTTATCAACACTTTATGAGAAATACGAAGAATATCCGGAATTTTTGGAAGCTATAAAAAGGGGAAAGGCAAAAGGCGTTGCAGCAATGACCAATGCACTATTTAATAAAGGCATAGGCGGTGACACTGGTTGTATGATTTTCTTTTTAAAGAATCGTGCAGGATGGAAAGATAAGAATGAAACAGAACATACTGGAAACGTCACAGTCAACAACTCTGCGTTCATCGAGATTCTCGAAGAACTTGACGCGCTTGCAGACAGTCGAGCAACAACTGACCGTAGCGACATACACTGAGTGGCTTGCTACAGCTAGACCGAAACAGTTAGAAAATAAAGGGAACTGGAATGTATGGCTAATCCTTGCTGGTAGAGGATGGGGGAAGACTCGCACCGGTGCTCATGCCATTATTAATTACGCATTAAAGAAACCAGAATCAATATCTGCAGTTATCGCTCCTACATTCGGAGACTTAAAAAGGGTTATATTTGATGGTGTGTCAGGACTTGTTAAGTATATAAAGCCAGAACTGTATCAAGGTGGCAGTGTTTCGCGTGGATACAACTCATCATCTGCACAAATCAATCTATACAACGGCAGCAAGATAATAGGATTCTCTGCAACTGAACCAGACAGACTACGAGGTTCACAGTTTCATCGTGCATGGTGCGATGAACTTGCATCATGGCGATATCCTGATGCGTTCGATCAACTCATGTTCGGTCTGCGTCTTGGACAACATCCGCAATGTATTATCACAACTACCCCTCGACCTATTAAAATAATAAAGGACTTAATCAAGAGGCAGGATGTTTATGTTGTTAATGGTAGCACGTTCGAGAATCAAGCCAATCTAGCACCTACGGCACTGCAAGCATTCCGCGACAGGTATGAGGGAACCGTATTAGGTAGGCAGGAACTATACGCAGAGATAATAGATAACATAGATGGCGCGCTGTGGACATATAACATGATTGAAAGCACAAGGATCAATCGTGATAGTATGCCTGAAATGACTAGGATTGTAGTTGCTATCGATCCAGCGGTGACATCAAATCAAGGCAGTGATGATACTGGTATCGTAGTTGCAGGTAGATTTAATAATAACTTTTATATACTTGATGACTGTAGCGGAAAGTATAGTCCTGATGGATGGGCAAGAAAGGCATTAGAGTTATATTATAAATATAAAGCGGATAAGATAGTTGCAGAGACTAATAACGGTGGTGACATGGTTGAGCGTATTATCAGAAATATAGATAATAACGTATCATATAAGAAAGTAACTGCGACTAGAGGTAAGATGCTACGTGCTGAACCTATATCTGCACTGTACGAACAGAATAAAGTTTACCATGTCGGGAACTTTCCTGAATTGGAGAACCAGATGACTACATATACAGGTGATACCAGACAGAAATCACCCGACCGGCTCGATGCTCTAGTATGGGCATTAACAGAACTCAATAGTTCCACTGGGAATGCATACTGGAGAATTAACTAATGGGAATATTTGATAGTTTTAAAAGTAAAATATACAAGAAAGAAGCACCGATTATTATGTACAGCAATGTCGGTTATTCTCCTACACGTAAAAACTCATACGAAGAACTAGCGCGGGAAGGTTATCAACAGAACTCTATTGTGTATCGATGCATAAACGAGATAGCACAGGCTTGCGCGAGTATTCCGTTATGTGTTTACGTCAATGGTGAAGAAGTAGAAAATCATCCGTTGAATTATTTACTGTACAGACCTAATCCGTTGAATGCGGGAATAGAATACTTTCAAGAACTGTATACAAATTTATTAATATCCGGTAACAGTTATGAGTTGATGGTGTTAGGCGATCAGGATATGCCGAAGGAACTTTATAACCTGCGACCTGACAGGATAAGAATAGTCTCATCCGGCAGGGCTACGCCTATGGGGTATGATTATATGATAGGTGGCAAGGTAGTCGATCACTATA